ACCAATTACAATCATCAGTGCACCTTTTTTTTCTCCTGGTCTCATTCTTGGATCTCTCATTCGTCTTTTTTTATCATTGCCTACAAGAGTATCATAAGCTTTTTTCTTTTTTAAATATTCAGTACTAGGTCTAAAAGGTCCTTTACCTTTTGGTCTTCTAGGTAGTTTTGGTGCCTCAACGTAAGTACCTTCGTTAGCTTTCTTAGGTCCCCAATCTTTTCTTTTAGTTCCTGATGGATCTTTTATTTTACCTGCACAAATTTTACTAGCATATGCGTTCGCGTATGCACTGGGATATACCTTGAACTTACGCTTTGCTGCTGCTTTACCTCTAGGACATAATTTTGTCATTTATTTTTTTCCTCCGTTACGGAATATTTGTGTTCCCTTTATACCATATATCGATGCCACGACCAAGATCCACAAATTTGTGAACCATGACGGGAGCTGTGAGAACATATCAAAGAAAAGTTTTACTTTGTCCATCGCAGTTGGATCATCCGATATCACTGCCCAAGCGAGCACCAACACGGGCAAACTGAGAATTATGAGGACCGCCTCGTCTTTCCAGTCCGACTGTCTAGCCTCTAAAAGTTTTCCTTGGTAAGCTTCCTCACCTCGTGCTTGACGCTCTGCGTGTAATAGTTGAGCATCAGACATTGCCATTTTAGCTTTTTGCTTGTTAGCGTAAATTTTACTTCCTGCACTAACCGCTAATTTGATTGCACTTAACCACATTGTACTTGTCCTTCCTTCGTTGACACATGTATTCTACCATTTTTCCAACAATTGTGAAAGCCCTCTTACCTGACATCTTCCACTTCCAAGTTTGCTTCCAATTATCTTTTCGAACTTTTACAGGCAGTATCGAACCACCAAATTTATCTACAAATCTCTCGATTATATCCTTGTCACACATTTCAACAGAACATTGAAATGATTTTCTACCATTGCCTTTGCCCCAAACACCAAAACTTCCTTCGCCATCAAATATTCCTGCAAGAAAAAGGATTTTACCCTGTTCCGTTAGGTTATCGTAAGCCGATGAACTTTTTACCAGAGACCTGCACATTTTTAATTCCTTTGATGTCAGATTTAACTCCTGGTTCTCTGTGTGGACATCCTCCTGACTTCAATCCTTGTGGATTAAAACCTTTTTCTGGAGCAGGTCCGTACCTCACACCACCGCTTAGTCCTTTTTCGTTATTTCTTCTCAAGTTTTTGCCTCGCTACTGCTAATCGTTCGTCTGATTGTTGGTCTTGTACTGCAAGTCTATCGTAATCGAAAGCTAGACGCTCTGCCGCTCTCTGATTTTCTTGATCTTGCTTAAATTGTGTCTCCTCTGCTTTTCTTTGCATATCCATAGCTTTTAAATCTACTTCTTGTTGTTTAATTCTTACTAATGGATCTTGTTTCGCAGCGTTAGTTTGCATTTCAGTCTGTACTAACTCTTGTGTGATCTGTGCTGCAACTTTTGCTACCTCAGCTTGGAATAAAATATCAAATTGCTCTGGATCTTGTTGTGCCATCTGTTGCATTTGTGGGTCTTGTGCCATCATACCTTTTACAGTTGCCTTAGCCTTGAAAGATATGTGGTCAGATATATGTGATTGCATCAATGCGTATACTTGTGGATTGATCTGTACCATTCGTGAAGCCATAAATGCCATGTGTGCAGCTATATGGGCATCATGATCTTGAAATTCAAACGCTGTAAGTAACTGCATTTGCAGTGCACGTGCGTTTTCTTTTGCAGGATCTAGTGGTTCTGGTTGTTTTGGTGCTGGTTTAAGCAATCCTTCAATTTGTTTTGTACCTAATGCTTCATAAACACGTCTATATGCTTCGTGTATGTTGTGTAATTGTGGATTTGACTGTGCAATTTGCAATTGTGTCTGTGCAAGTGTCACTCTTTGCGCCATAGACATAATATTTGGGTCGGCAACAGGTAAAATATCGACTCTTTCATCAAAATCTGACTGTTTTATCTGTCTTGGGCCACCGTAAACATCATAAGGATACTCTGGTGGTAGTGAATCTGCACAAATTTTTGCTAAAATCTTAAATTCTAGTCTCATTGCGTAGTAACAACGCTTGTGAACACCACTCATTACACGTGAACCACGCTCCATTAGTGCAATTGTAGTCCCAACTGCTCTGTTTTGTGTGTCATTTCCAATATTTGAGTCAGTAATTGCTGCAAATTTCTGTCCTGCTTGTACTACAAAGCCCAATAATTGGAATAATGTTGTTGATGGTTCTGTAAATGGTAAATTAAAAAACTGATCTCGTATGTTTCCGCCTGGTGCATCAACATCTCTGAACTCTCCAGGTTGAATTGGTTGGTCATCATCTCTAACTCTGATACCTCTTGACTTAAATCCTGCTGGTAAATTTTTCAAAGTACCTGCATCAATCAATTGTCTTAGTGATTGTGTTGCAGCTCTGCTTAATCCACCAATCATATGTGTTAAACCAAAACCATAAAAACCTAATCCTGGTAAAAATTTGTAATGCACAAAGTATTCTATTCTTGCGTATGAAATATCATTAGGTCTGTAGTTTCTGTAAATAGATAAAATCTCTCCTGAACCTTCATCAATAGTTACAATGTAAGGAATTTTTACTTTCTTTGCTTTGTCATCAAAGTCTTCGTAATCTTCTAGATTTAAATCTACATGCATTTCTAAAATTGTATGCAACATGTCAGACTCAGTTCTTTTTACTCCTTGTAATTCGTTTACCTTTTGTTGTACTTGATCAGTAGTTTCTCTTGGTGATGCAAGTTCAATGTCTCTGTAAAAACCTGCAGCCATTTTTTTCGTGACTTCGTTTTCAGTCATCTTAATTATGTGTGTAATTCTCTCACAATCTTTTAAATCTGATGCATAGTACGGTACTACTAAATCTTCAGCAGGTATAAATTTAGAACATGGTCGTCCTAACATTGCATCGTAATATACTTTTTTAAATGTGCTACCGGACAATGGTAAATAAAATAACATCTGATCCATGTCAGTTGTGTATTCTTCCATTTCCTCCATCAACAAGAAGTTCATGTATTCTTTAACACGATCTGCTTGTGCTTCTATCTGTGGTGTTTGTAATCCAACAACTTGTGTTCTTACAGGACCATCTGATGGTATTAATTCTTTGTATGCTTGTGCTTGAAACTGAGTAACAGACTCAGCAAGTAATGGGTGTGTAACACCACTTGCACCTTTAAATGGTTTTGTTACTTCTTGGTATTTTGTACCAAGTAATTCTAAACCTTTGATGTAAGCTTCTTCCCATTCTTTTCTAGAATTTTTATCTTTTTTATATTCAGCAATTAAATCACTTGCCATGGATTGAAGTGTTCTCTCATCCATATCTTCTGCAAGGTTTGCATTGAAATCATCTTGAGGTCTTTCTTCTACAACTTCCTCTTCACCTTCAACTGTAACATCTACAGGTAAACCTTCTGGTTGTTCTTGCACTTCCTCAGTGACTCTAGCTTCTTCTTCAATAATTTCGTTATTTTTCTCTACGGCCATTTCTAATTGTACCTTATTGGTTTAAACATATCTACTACAAGTCCACCTCTAGCTTTGTAAGTTTTCTGTGTGCTTCTCATAAGCGGGTTTACTTTAATCGCAAATGCATCAAAATACAACCTTGGATCTCCCTCTGGGATCAACTTAGATCCACTGAAAGGATTTAGTGAAACTTCATCATGATATTCACTAGTAATTTTTTTACCTTTTTGTACCTTATCTGGATATTTAAATTCATCTTTTCTTACTTTTTTGTATGGCATTTTAGGATCTGATAAAGATATCTTTGTTGGTTTAGCTTGTGTATTATAAAATCTAGCTGAACGTTTCATAAGTTCTGGCATTACAGCTTTACCTTTATTACCTATACCTTTACCTGTCGCATAGCCATAAAATCTTTCGTTACCTGCTTTGTACCCTTGTCTAAAACTTAATTTATTAAACGGAGCTACAGCCACATAGTCAACACCCTCACGTGCAGCCTTCTGCATTAAATATTTTAGAGCATGGTCTCCATAAGCATCTGCTTCGACCATAGGAAAGTAATCATATTTTTTATTCGAATATGGATCTATTTTTTGAAATACATTATTCATTTTTGTTTGAATGTCTCTTGCATCTCTTGATAACGCTTGAACTTTATTAGGTTGACCTTTTGCAACAGCTTCTGTGATTTCTTCCATTAACTTGTTTCTATTTGATGCAAGTAAATTTAATTCTAGATCTGCTTGAAAAGGATTTGTTCTGGCCTCACCAGATAACTGTTTCATCTTCGATAATTCTTTTGCAACCTTTTGGTTAACATCAGATTGTATTTCATTAATCATAAATACTTTCTTACCTTCAGGAGTAAATCTTGTATCGTATCTAACATGATAGATTTGGTTTTTAACTCCTGTATCACTAAAGTGTCCTGGATCTGTAAAAGGTTTTTTATTTGATTTGATAGGTTCATCTAAATAAAAAATAGTTTCTCTGTAATCCTTTCCACCTTGTAATGTATAACTTGTTTCAGATTGATATTTAGTTTTATTAGTTCTCATTGGTGCCACAGCATTATTCAACTCTGCTTCAAGTTTATTTAATTGTGCTCTTTGTTCAGGTCTTATTATATTTTGTCTTGCCTTAAGCATTTTTAATTCATCTCTCAAATTTGCAAATGCCCCTTTGCCATATTCACCTGATCTGATAGCTTTTATGTTCCCTAAAATATTATCTGTAATACTTACTATGTCACTATCGTTTGGATTTTTTCTCGCAATAGCTTTTACACTTTCATCTAAATTTTTAGTTGCAACTTCAAATGCTTCTTGTGCACCTTTTTGAACACCAAGCTCTAGAGGTTTCAATCTGTTTACAGGATTCAATTTTATCATTGCACCTATTTCGTTTGCATCTAATTTCAATCCAAACTTTTTAGCTGCGTACAATAATCCACCTGTTAGATCTCCTGCTTCATTAAAGATAGCAAGGTTGGTGTCGAATAATTCTTCTTTAGATATATTTACTTCTTTACCTGCAAAAGGTCCTGAATCGTATTTAAATCTTTTCTCAGTTCTCTCAAACTTCTTAGCTGGTTGACCAAATATTTTAAAGTTGACAGTTCTGCTTCCTGTTAAATGATTTAACCATTCATCAGCTGTGTATTTACCTCTACCCATTTTCATTGCCCAATCATACGTAGAAGAACCAAAGGCAGGAGCGATGTCATCGCCCATTTGTAACGGTTTAGTTTTCTTTAGAACTACAGGAGGATTTCTCATCTCCTGTTTTACTAACTCTTGACCTTGTGCCTGTGATGGTTTTGGTTCGTAAGTTATTTGACGTTGTTGTTGTCCGGTAGCCGGTTGCGCTGATTCTTTCTTACCTTTAAGAAGCCGCTTCCCAAACTGAAATAAACTCCGTAGGGACATTGTCCCTCCTAGTACATTTTTGTAGGTTTGTTTCTACCTAGTTTAGTTTTAACGGTCACCGAACCACCGACACTTTTGTTGGAGACTCTTACGACATTTTTACCTTTTAGAAAAGGATCTGCATCATAGCTGTATCTGTAAGGATTATTATTTGCATCTCTTTCAATCCCTCCCTGACCAGTGCTATATTTTTTGTTATCGCCTACTATAACTACCATTGGCTTATTTTTTTTGGCTTTTCCAGGTAAGCTTGGTATACCTGCTCTTCTTCCTGCTGTCTTTCCAACACCTCTTCCAGCTCTTCCTAATGGTCCTGGCTTCGGTTTTCTTTGACCCATTCTTCTTTGTCGTCTAGCCAATTCTGATTGTTCAGCAGGTCCACCTTCAGCATACTTTTGCATCATGCCACCACCCATTGCTTTAGCAGGATTCATGGGAGGTCTTTTAGGTGCCTGTAATTTTTTATTTTTTCTTCTTCTTTCAAAAGCATCAATAGCTGTAGATAGTTTACTTTTAGCTTCACCCATTGTTCCAGTGTCAGCACCACCACCTTTGTTGTATCTCTTCATCATGCCACCACCGATTCTTGGTGAAACTTTAGAAGCAGCAACACTGCTTCCTTCC